CCTCAACGATGTTATCATCGCTGTGACCGAAACTGGCGGCACCCCGGTTGTGAGCCACACCTACGTCAATGCCAATAGCGGCACCGTTGTTGACGTGGTGAACGGCGTTGCTATCACCAACACCGACTCCGACTAAGAAAGGAGAGGGGGGCTTCGGCCCCCCAACCCACCATGCCAGCAAACACAGCAATCAAAGTCTGCTCCCGCGCCTCCATCCTAATGGGTGGTCAATCCATTGCCTCCTTTGAAGATGGGACTGTTGAGGCAGATGTCTGCGAAGCAATGTATGATGATGTTGCTCGGGCATGTTTGACCAATACCCGGTGGCGGTTTGCCACCAATCAATCCGTTCTTACGCGCAATGTCTCTGCGCCAACTGGTCGGTTCGATGCGTCCTATCAGCTTCCAGCAACCATGCTGATGCTGAACGCTATTACAGTGAACGACCTTCCGATTGAATACGACATCTATGGTGATAAAGCTTTCTGCAATGCAGTAGCCACTGACACCGTGATTGCTGACTACATCTTCCGTGCAACAGAAGCCAACTGGCCTGCTTACTTCACCATCGCGGTGGAGTTTTCGATGGCTGCAATCTTGGCTGTCTCGGTTGCCCGTGATCCCCAGCTTGCTTCACTGATGGAGCAGAAAGCTAATCTCTATATGATGCAGGCTCGTCGTCTGGACTCTCAGCAGCAGACCACGCGCAAGCTCAACACTTCGAGGTTCATTGCTCAAAGGCGCAGCTAATGCAAAAGGTCAGAGTCCCAATTAATAGCTTTCAGTATGGGGAAGTCAGTGGCTCTTTGCTAATGCGCGTTGACAGTCCAGTCTACGCATCCTCGGCTCAATCGCTAGAAAACATGATCGTTATGTCTGAAGGGTCCGTGAAAAAACGTCACGGCCTTAAACACATTTACGACTATGGCATTGTGTTTGATCCAGTTAACCCTGCTCAATCTCATTTGTTCAAATTCGTCTTTTCTGACGATGAACAGTATTTGATTTCGGTTGAGCATCAACAAGTTCGGTGCTTTTTCCTCAATCCAAACGGCACAGTGACCTTAGAGGAAACAATCACTCAAGATACAAATGCTGATCCACTACCCTTTGATCAGGATTACCTATCTCAATACACCTATGCTCAATATGGCGATGTGATGTTCATCTGCCATCCACTGTTTATGCCGAGAATGATTATTCGGACTGGACTCACTAGCTTTGAGGTCACTCCGTTTTCATTTGATCAGCGTTATGACGGGCTCAAAACCTATCAACCCTACTCTAAGTTTCAGGCTTCAGGCGTAACCCTTGATCCAAGCGCAACAAGTGGCTCCATAACATTAACAACAAGTGTACCACACTGGACGGCAGATCATGTTGGAAGCGTTGTTCGCTATCATGGGGCTGAAATTGAAATTACAGCCTACACTTCTTCAACTGTTGTAACTGGGACTGTTATCGATTCATTGGTGATTAGACTTTCTGTCTTGAATCCACTTAGAACAATTGATGGCAGTTCTCGCGTTGAAGTTACGCAAATTGCTCATGGTTTTGCTGGTGGAGAAGCCGTAACAATCTCAAATGCAAGCGCCACAGGCGGCATCAATGCTGGCAACCTGAATGGTAGTAGAACTGTTGGCGGCATTATTGATGAAAACACTTGGTACTTTACTGCTGGTGGTTCTGCATCTTCTGCTGAAGATGGCGGCGGCTACGTCAGCATAACAAGTCATGCTCCCAGTGCAGACTGGGACGAGCAAGCCTTCTCTGCGGTGCGCGGATATCCTGCTGCTGTGGTCTTTCACGAAAACAGACTGTGCTATGCTGGCACATTGGCTCAGCCTGACTCGCTTTGGATGAGCGCACTTGGCGATTTCTTTAACTTCGATGTTGGAGATGCTGCCGATACAGACGCTATTGCTTTAGTTGCTGCAACTGGCACGGTGAATGAGATTCGATACCTAATCTCTAACCGTGATCTGCAAATATTTGGGGCATGGGGCGAACTTTACGTTCCTAGTTACCTCAACCAGCCAATTACGCCAACCAACGTGCAGATTCGCCTGCAAACTCCATATGGTTGCGACCATGTTCAGCCAGTTTCGATTGATGGCGCAACAATCTTTGTTCAGCGCGGCGGAACGGTTGTGCGAGAGTACCTCTACACTGACCGCGAGGATGCTTACACTTCAACATCAGTCTCAACCTTGGCTTCGCACTTAATTGTTACGCCAAAGTGCATGACTGTTACTCATGGAGCCTTTGGTCAGGCTGAGTCCTATGCCTTCATGTCGAATGGAAATGGAGACATTGCACTCTTTAACTCAAATCGTGCTGAAAAACGTGCATCTTGGACAAAACTGACAACGGATGGAAATTTCTGCTCAGTTCTTGGCGTTGGCACTAGGGTCTTTGCCAATGTTTATGACGCAGATGGTGACATGCACCTATGCGAGTTTACTGGCGAGATTGGACTGGACTTCTATGTAACTGGAGCCGTTTCGTCTGGGTTCATTACTGTTGGTAGCTCCTACAGTGTTGGAGATGTTGTTTCTGTCGTAAGCAACGATGGCCTACAATACATCGGTCAAAGAACTGTTGTCCTCAATGGAGGCGTCAACAAGATTTCCATGACTGGATACACTGGAACCTATCATGTTGGCGTAGCGTTCCCCGTGAATGTAACCACAAATCCCATTGACGCAGCACTTCAGGGTGGACCTAGAACTGGTGATGTTCGTGGCATCTCGACGGCTGTTGTTGACTTGCGCGGCACTCGATCTGTTAAGGTAAACAATAGAGCAGCCACGTTTGACTCTACGTTTAGTGGCAAAAAGGAGTTTCGACTTCTTGGCTATGGACGTGATCCACAGATTACTGTCTCTCAGAATGAACCGTTGCCGCTTCAGTTGAACGGCTTGATTGCGGAGTTGATGATCTAATGGACCCAATCACTTTAATGATGCTTGCCTCTGCTGGCGTATCTGCTGCTGGTCAAATCTATGGCGGCATTGGTGCCAAAAGAACTGGCCAGTTAAATGCATTCAGCACAAAGACAGAATCAATTCTGGCTAAGGCTCAAGGCGTTCAGCAGGCCAACATGCGAAACACTGCCTTCAAGGAAGCTATGTCTGCTGCTGATGCAATCTTCTATGCTGCTGGTCGTGACATTGATCCATCAATTGAAGCCTTCAAGCGTAAAGAACAGAAGGTCTTTGGCGAAGACATCTCTGATCTAAACCTTATGACCCGCCTCAATGAGTTAAAGCTAAAGCAACAGGGTGCAACTGAGCGCCGCGTTGGCAAAGAAGCCTTCATTGGGTCTCTACTTAAGGCAACTTCAACTGGTCTAAGTGCTTACTCAGATTACAGGGATACACTCTAATGGTCGAAATCAAACGTCAGACTCGCGAATTTGGCATTCAGCCCATTGGCGTTCTTCGGACACCTCAAGCTGGGCAGTCGATTGCTGAAGCTGTTGTTTCTGGCGCGGACCAAATCTATCGGCGCTCTTATGAGATTGCTCGCGACCAAGCTATAAAGCGTGGCGGTGAGCTTGCTGCTGAGACTGACATCAATCTCATCACCACCTTTGATGCCAACAACAAATTGCCATTGGCAATGGAGCTTACCCAGAGCATGGGTCGGTTTTCAAAAGAAGCGTTTGAAAAGGTAACGCTTCAACGCTTTGAGCAAACCATTGCTGACGACATTCAAAACACAAAAGCCATTATGATGGAGAGGTATCAGGACTCTCCCAAGGCTTTTGAGGCTGCGTTTTCTCAGTATCTTGAGGGAACTGGCGCAAACGCATCCGGCTTCTACAAGCAGATCATCGTTGATCGCGGTGCTTCCGCTTTGGAGGAAGGCCGAACCCGCATTCAGATTGCTCAGATGGCTCGTATCCGCGCTGAAGCTCAAGCTGCCAAAGCTAAGGCTGAAGAGGCATACATTGAGCAGATGTTTAATATTGGCGCTACTGGCGGGGCTATTGCATTTGATCAGGCAGATCGCGCAACAAAGTCCGTAAATAGTCAGCATACTGATTATGTTGACGCCGGAATTGCTCCAAGCTCCAAGCCTGAATACCTAGAAAAAGCTCGCACGGCTTACATTTCTGGCCGTCTCTCTTCGGCAATGAGCAATCCAAATGTTGCCGTCGATTCTGGACTTGTTCAGCTTTATTTCCAGAGCGGTGGCTCAAAAGCTGTTTACGACCTAATGGGCCCAGCCGCCCGTGGCGTAATCAAAGAAATGGAAGTCATGTCTGGGGCTGATACCCCAATTGACTACATGAAATTTGCTAACGAAAACAAAGGCGTCTTTGCTGTCTCCAATGATGTTGGTGCTGTCATTGCTAGCAATGCCAAAGCTAGATCTGAAGCGGAGGCTGTTGCTGAAAAGGACAATGCTACAAGGCTCGACACCACTCTAGCTTTGACTTTGGACTCGAATGTCTATGCTGCCCGTGGTGAATATGGCTCGGCCAGTGAGGTCTATATGGCCCGCGATGAGCTTCGCAATGAACTCTACAAGTATGATCCAACAGTCATTGGTCGAGATGCTTACAATGCAATCTTGTCCAAGATTGACTCTGCTGAGCAACAACTGAACGAAGGTGTTGTTCGCAGGGTTTCCTCAATCCTGAATAGCCGTGATCCAAGTGGGCAAACTCTTTCTGTATTTGCTGAAGCCCTAGCTTCAGGCAATCAGGCGGCTCTTGCTGATATTGTCCCACCTATCTTCTACAACATTCTGGCTCCAGAGGTTGCTGGAGATGGTGCTGCGCTTAGTGCCATTGCCAAAAGCTGGAAGCAGGGTGGCGATGTGTTTCGCGCTCAAGAAAAGAGCGTAACCAAGATCAACATCACAAATGATGCTACCTCTTTGAAGTCGATCCTTGGCGACGACACTATTTCAATGGAGCGGAAACAAGCAGCGTATGACGCATTTATAGTCAAGCATAACTCATACGATGACACTGACATTGTTCAGTATGTTCAGGGCATTGATGCTGATCTGTCTGCAAAGATGACTGGCCTTCGCAACGAGAACAATCTGAAGACCTTCAATCTCGGCGCTCAACGGTTGGAGACTGGGACTACAAGTGCCAACTTTGCCAGCAATACCGCAGCTTTGAATGCCCTTGCAAAACAGACGGGTCAAACTGGAACTACTGGTCACATTGATGCGGCTGCAAAGGTCGTGACATCTGCCGCCTTTAGTGCCATCTCCAATATTGCTGCGCGTATTTCTGATCCGGTTATGCGCTCTCAGCAACTTAAAGCGATGGCAATCTATGCTGAAACTCGTCAGGCCGAAAACCTTTTGCCAGAACTGAAGGCCGAGGTTGATAAGGCTCTTGGCACATCAACCAATATCGAAGGCAACATTGTTTCGACTGATCGC